CGACGTGATGAAGATCGTTGTCACAGGACCGGCTCCGGGGATCACACCCCCGAAACCGTCATTGCCATCTGTCTTGCGCCGGAACTCAAAAACGCCGCGAAGATTTCCGCCGCCCGTCATTGTTGACCCTCCGATGCCTGGGCATTTTGTGACACGCCAAGACGGGCCATGTTGAGCGGCTCCATGTAGGTGTCACCACCCGGAACCTTCGACATGTTTTCGAAACCGCGAATTTCATCGACCGACAGGAAGCCAGCTTCCCGGCCAATCTTGTAAGCCGTGTAGCGGGTAGCCAAATCACCACGAAGCAAGCCTGATAGGTCATGCTCTATGTAGTGCGTCTTTCGAGCCTCCGGCGAAAGCAGCGTTGTGTTGTAGACGCTTTCTATTCGCTTAGCCCAAGGCGCAAGGACTCGAGTCACGAGAGCGCGACTTTCCTCGCCAATGTTGCTGTAGGTCGCATCGTCCGTAATGCCGACTGCGGAAGGCGGGACGCCATACACGCGGCAAATATCCAGATTGGACAGCTTGCGGCTTTCGAGGAATTCGGAGTCCTTGGAAGAAAACTGGAAAGTCTCGAATTTCGCGCCGCCGTCAAGAATCATTACCTCACCGGCTTTCATCTGCCCCACGAAGCGCTCCTTGAACTTCGCGATTGCGCCGTCCTTGCCGGGGCCGGAGAGCTTTTCAGGAAACACCATCGCTCCAGCCGGACGGAAGTTGTTTTCTGCCGCCGCGCCTGCTGTATCCTGTTGAGCCAAGGCAAGGCCGAAGGTCGCACTTGCTATCTGGATAGGCGAAAGACCTAGAACGCCGTCTTTCGTCCGATAGCGCACATGCAAGATTTCGTCTTGCGTGAAGGTTTCCGTTCCACCGTTCGGCAATGCCACCTTGTAGCGAAGGCGTCCGGTCGAAAGGCGTTCCACCGTGACCGATGGCGACGGGATAGGATGCAGCGCGGTAATCTGGCTTCGTCCATTCCGCTCGATCCGGGCATAGGCATTGCCGTACATCAGCGCCGAAACATTCATCCATTCCCGGCCCTCAAAGGCGGTTAGGAGTGGCGAGAACGTATCTTTAAGCACCGGGTATAGTGCGTGATCAGAAGCCGTTTCCCGCCCACCGTCATCCGTTCTCCGGTAGACCTTCAGCGGCACGGCTGCCAGTTGTTCCGCGATTAGCTGGATACACCGATGGGCGACGGCATGGCCGCTGGCCTTCTCAATGTCGGCACGGGCCTGCCAGCGAGCGCCAAGGAATTCGCCTAGGAACGGATCGCTTGAAGAGACAGCGCGCGTTTCCTTTGTCTTAAACGGCCACATATGCACCTCCTTCCAATTCCAAGATTCGAATACGACGTTCCGCGTCCGTCATAGGCTTGCGGGACCGAACGGCTAGAGACGTGCCGGAATAGGCCGGAAACGCCTGCACAACGCTGATTTCGCGAAGGTCAACGGCCTTCAGGGTCCGCTTTTCGCCGTGCCATTCATCGCCGCCTTCTGGGACGTTGAAACCGAACGACATACCGCCGATATCATGGCGGGCAGCAAGCGAAGCGATATCGCGGCCCAACTGTGTGTCTGGCAAATCTAGTTCGAAACGGAGCCCTTTCTGATCCTCTTCGAGGATCAGGCTGCCCGACGCGCTACGGCCCAACACCTTGCCGGGGTCATGATCGACAAGCGCCAGAATGTCCGGGTTGGATCGAAGTGAGGCACCGAACGCGCCAGCCTGAATCACTTCGCTGAAATCGCCAATTCGTGTTTCAAGACCGAACGTCGCAACATAGCCCGTCAGTTTCTTTCCTACGGCCTTAACGTCGGTTGCCGCACGTTTTTCAAAGTTGCTCAAAACGATACCTCCCTGAATGGCTGCACAAGGGCGTCAACGCCGAATGAGATTGCTTGTGGTGGTTTCTCCGCTGCGGCCTCGCGAAAGGCAAACCAATGCCCGATTAGCAAAAGAGCCGCATGTTTGACGGGTGGTAAGGCCAGCTTCTCGGCAGGAACGCCGATTTCTGAAATGTAGCCTTCCGCCGCATTGATGAGTGTCGAGACGTAGGCGTCATCCTCCGGGTAATCTACCCGGAGGTGAGCCTTTGCCTCTGCCAAAGAGACAGACGCCATATTAGGCGACGGCCTTCCATGCGAACGCTTCAGGGTGGCGAACGGCAACGTCAGCATCAAGGAAGGCATGCAAGCGCAGACCGCCCTTCGAAGCGTCAGTGTAGGGGTTGGCGAGAATGTCCACGCCGCTCCAGTAACCCACCATCAAATTGGCCCACGCGCCGAAAATCAGCGGGTTTTCGCCGCCAATGGTAGGAACCTGATTTGTAGCAACGACGCGCTCGTTGTGGAACGTGTCAGCCGTCGAAATCGGGCGCTGCTGGCCGTCCTTCAGCTTGCGGGCAACCGCCATCAGGGCCGGATTGGTGAGGAAACCGGTGGTTCCGGTCACGTCGTCAATCTGGAGCGCGGCGATAAGGTCCGCTGCGATATCCGTGAGGTCGGTTTCAGCGGTGGCGTTCTCGGTAATCTGCGTCAGGATGCCAACGGGCTGCTTTGCGGCGGCGGTGCCGTTGATCGCAGCGGAGTCGAGAGCCTGCGCAAGAACGAAAGCCAAGTCCTGACGAAGCACGTTTTCGAGCGCAACGCCGTTCTGAAGAAGGAGGCGGCGGGAAAGGTACATTTCGCCGGAAACCGTCTTCGGAGACAGCGAAACCTTGTCAAAGGTCGAGTTGCTTTCCGTGGTCGCCTCGTCTTCGTTGATCCAATAGGCCTGCGGACCAGAGGTCAAGCGCGGCAGATCAAGATTGCCGGTCAGACCGGAAATCACAGTAGCGCCGAGAGACTGGACAGCAAGAACCGGGCGAAGACGATCAATCAAGCCGCCCATGTTGGTTGCAACGGTATTGCCAGCGGTGCCAGTCGTGAGCATGGCGCGGTTCTCTTCACCGAAGATGAGAGCCGTAGGAACCATAACGCCGCGCACCTCACGGCCCTTGGACAGTTCGTCATGGACTTCGCGTTCAACGCCGGTCAGGCTATCGCCATTGCCTTCGCGGATGGCCTTGGAAACGGAATAGGAGCGCAGTTCGCGGGCCATGGCGTCACCCTGCGGTGCGGCTTCGTGGCGTTCGAATTCTGCGATGGTTGCTGCATTTTTGATCTGGCCGTCAAGGGCGCGAATCTCGCCTTCGATTGCGGTAAACTTCGCGGTGTCCGGGTTCTCGCCGAGGGCCTTAAGTTCGTTGAGCTTTGTGGAACGGGTTTCGCGAAGATGATGAATGTTCAAATATAGTCTCCTTTTCTGGATAGCGCGCAAAGAGCCATGCCGATGCAGAATTGCTCGGTTGGGTAGGCGCGACAATGTCGTGGTTGTTATCGTGCCGCCTCTGCAAGAAACGGCTTCCTTTTCCGTGCTTCGCACGGGCTGCCCACCCCTCATTCGGGACAGGCTCGCCGGGTCAAGTCTTATGCTTGCGTCCGGTGATTTCGGTTATACTCAGTTTTGCTTTTGCATCAACAGTAAATCGCAAAATGCAACTGTATTTATTTCTGCTATGTTTGCTTGACAAAACAGAGGGGTCGGATTTTTTTTACTACGGTGCTATTGATCGATCAATTTTGCGCTGTGAAAGAACAGGCTCGCTGTATTTACCAGAATTTCTTCGCTGAAATCGTCGTCACCAAATATTTCTTTGTCTTCTTCCGTGCTTATTGGCGTCCGAAACTTAACCAAAGTGCCGTTTACCGCAATGCATTCGAAATGCTGGCGAGTTTCATACATCCCGTACTTTCCCTCGTAGTTTTCGCCAGTCTCAAGAGTCGTCAGTTCGTACCTTTTCCCGACCTCAAACATTCATCATGTCTCCCTTTAAGCATCTTCCATAAGACACGCAGGAAGTGAATCGTCTTCCTCGTGTCGCGCAGCAGTTTGCAACGCCATGGCAAGTGCGACAAGCCCGTCAATGCGCCCGGAGGCCTTCGACTTATCCAGCTTGCGAGCACCAGAGGGGTCTTTAGTGATGACCGCATTGGCCGCGCACATTCGCATGAGCGGATTTCCTGCGTGTTTTACCTTCTGTTGCGCGACCGCTACTTCCAGCATGTCAACGGCTGGAGACATGTCTTTGTATCCCTGTCCAAACGGCTGCAACGGTAGATCAATGGAAGCCTTGGCAAGCTCTCGCTTCAGGTCTTCAATGCGCCACCGGTCGAATGCTATTTCTCGAATATTAAACCGGCTAGCCTCATCCGCGATGTATTCGGCCACGGCCTGCGGATCGATGACCTTTCCCGGCAGCAACGTTAGCCTCGAAGCTGGCTGTCTGGCCCACACGTTGTACGGCACACGGTCATTATCGCTCTTCCCGTCGATATCGAATTCCGGCAGGAAGAAGCGCGGCAGAACCGTGAAGCGCCCATCCTCTTCAGGAAAAACGAGCACAAACGCCGTAAGGTCTCGCGCCGCTGACAGGTCAAGAGCGCCGTAGCACTCCCGGCCTAACAATGCCTCCTCGTCAATCGGGCCTAGATCGCAATCGTTCCACTCCCTCGCGGCAATAAATCGAACCGAGCCATCAATGCGCTGATTAAGAATCTTGTTTCTGAAATCGGCCTCCTTCGAGGGGATACGCTGCGCCTGCGCCGCCATGCGCTCAACCTGTTCAAGGGCAAGAAAATCGCCTAATGCCGGATTGGCCTTGATCCAAGTTTCATATGACCACGCATCATCGTCCGGGTCAGTCGTGAAGAGAGCGAGATGGAAGCTCTCGTCTTCGACCTCGCCGCTTTTGACCTTCAGGCCGTAATCGATCATTTCCGAAAAGAAATGCGTGTCGTCTTTCGCTTGGGTGCTAATGACGACGACAAGCGGTTCGTCTCGCGCACCAAGGGCGCTGTCCATGGCGTCGAATAGGTCGCGCTTCACCCAATACCCGGCTTCGTCAGCAAGGAAGAACGATGGCGACAATCCTAGCTTGCTGTCGGCATCGGCGCTCACAGCCTTCAGAACGGAGCCTTCACCGGGATAACCGGCTTCGACTTCGATCTCTTTCGAAAACTTGATGATGTTCACGCGCTCCGAAAGCTCGACATGGGCTTCCAGCATTGCTTTGCATTCCGCCCACGCCTTACCGGCCTGAATCTTGTCCATTGCACCGAAATACAGTTCGCCGCGCTGCTCGGCTTCAGGGCCTACCAGATGGCAAAGCGCAAGTGCCGCGCTCAGGCCGGTCTTTCCGTTCTTTCGACCCATGGACAGAACGGCGGTTCGCACCGGACGGCGTCCGAATTCGTCCGTGGCGTAGATCGGTGCAAGGAACTCGTCTATCTGCCAGTCACGCAACTGCATGTTTTGGCCCGCAAGTTTGCCCTGCGTAATTTTCATGTCATTGACGAATGCGACGACGGCTTCAAGTCTTGTGAGGCCTTCGACCTCCCAAGGGAGCACCTGACGGTGCTTGCTGCCCGCCACACTCATGATATCCCCGGTCTTGCGGGATGCTTTCGGCTTCGCGCCGGGTCCACGACGGCCCATAATCCATCTCCTTTCACATCATTTTCTTTGATCCTTTTCTTTTATCGATCAAAATATTTGAAACTAAGTCTTTGCGAATGCCTCACGCCGATCCCAGGCACGTCGACTCTCGTCCTTCGAGGCCCCCTAGGGTCACAGCGCGTCGTCAGGCGTCATTCCAGCCTTCAGGGTCGATAGGGTTGCCGTCCACGTCGAAGCCAGCCCATGCCCGCCTGAAGCCGCTGCTCTTGCCTGTCTTGGCAGTGCGTCTGTCCTTGGCATTGGTCTTGCGGTTGTGACAGCTTGCGCACATGCTCGTCAGGCCGGACAGGGGAGGGAACGCCTCACCTCCCGCGTTGATCGCCTTGTCATGGTCAACCACTTCAGCCAGTTCGATGACACCACGCGCACGACACGGCTCACAGACCGGGCATTCCCTCAGCTTGGCTATGCGCAGCCGTTGCCACTGTGCGGTGTTATACGGCCATCTGCTCATGAGGGGCGGGCAGCCCTGCCGACAGGCAGGGACTTGATCACCTTGACCGGGATAGGCTGCTTCGACTTACGGCCATCACGGCTGTTATGCGAGAACACCTGTCTATTGATCTGACCGTACTTCCTCATTGCACCGCCACCCATTCGCCGTGTCCAACTGCTTTAGCCAGACCATGGCGCTTCAGGCGCAACAGCACCTCATTGACTTCGTGACGCCCGTAACCCGTCAGTCGGGACAAGATCATAGGCGCTGCCGGTATTGACCGCTTCCGCAGTAGGGCAAGCACCTTTTCGTCTGACTCCGGCAATCCACTCCATGCGACCGGCTTGCCTACCAGCGCGTTGATGACCTGCATATTTTCGGTGTGTGTCCTTTCGTTCATTCGTTTCTCCTCTCGTCTACATGATGGGTACAAACGGTAGTTACGGTAGTTTGCACAAACCGAAATACCCCTACTACCGATACTATTTAATGTGATGCTAGAAGGACTTAGCTAAACAGTCCTCATATTAGCAATTATGAAACTACCGTAACTACCGTTGCTACTGCATGGTATGGTAGTTTCGTCGTCACGCGCTTTTCGGCTCCAGTCCGCGAAGCACCCATTTGCCGCGCCCGATCCTCGTAACCTTCCGGCTGGCACTCAACCGTTTCAGGCTCTTCGAAACGTCAAGCGGCTTTTCGTGGATGACTGCCGCCAGTTCGCTAGGGCCAATAGGATTGCCATTCATGAACCCAAGTTGCTGCAATATCTTGCCGGTGACGCTCCCGTAGTCCTTCAGGTCGCTATCCTCGCTTTCGGTATCCATCGCCCAAACGCAAGAATCGGCGTCGAATCGAACCCTGAAGTCAAACTCCTGAAAGTCGCGCCCACGGCCATAAAGCCCCAAATCGCCGTTTTCATTCGGGACAAGCAAAATCGTGCCATCTGCCGCACCTGAAATGCCGCCCGTGCCGCTAACACGATCAAAAGGATCGACTGCGCTTGCACTGCCCTTGTTGGTATGGTGGACGATGACGATGCACACCCGGTACTGGTTTGCCAGTTTCGTCAAAGGTCGAACGTCACCATAATCGCGCTCATATGGATCAACCTTGCCCTTGCGCGGCTCTCGAAACATTTTGAGAACGTCCACGATGACTAAGGATGCGTCGGGGTGAGCTATCAGCCATTCCTCCAACTCCTTCAGTCCGCCTTTTTCTGCCGTTGGTATCTGGATTTGGAAATCCAGCGCATCGGTGAATGATTCCGCGCCTTCGATTTCCTGCTTTCCCAAGCGGTCCTGAAGACGGATGAAACCATCTTCTAGCGCGAGATACAGAACGTCACCTTGTTCGGTTCGATGCCCCATGAACGGGATTCCGGCCTCCACGCTACGGGCCAGCTGTAACGATAGCCACGATTTTCCCTGTTTCGGTGGACCGACAAGAAGAAGGCAACCGGCAGGGAACAAGCCCTCCACGATCTGGCGCGGCCTCTCAAATCTCCGCCGCATCAACTGCTTTGCGGTCAGTCTTACTTCTTCAGGTTCATCTTCCTGTTCGGGCTTTGGCTTTAAGTTTCGCGCTGGCGCGCTCAGGGCGGCCCGCCTCTTGCCAATCTTCTCAAAGTTGACCTTCCCTGCCCAACCGGGAGAGTCATCTGCATTTGCTACTGCCATCAGTGGGTGGTGCGGGCTGCAATGCGTTCATCAAGCCAAGTCGTTACCTCTGACCGCACGTAAGCGATACGGCGCGCCGATAATTGGACTGGCTTCGGGAATAGGCCGGTGGCGCTTAGAATACCAAGCTGCATCGCTGAAAATGTGGTTTCGGCGGCGGCTTCTTTTGGCGACATGAGGCGCGGCTGAGTGTTTTCGGACATCGATTCTCCTTTGCTGTTTCGTAAGACATTCCTTTCGTCAGCGATGACAGGGCGGGCAGCCGCAAGCCCGCGAGGGCGCGCAGAAATCCAGCCGGTCAAGCCGTGACAAGGTTCAAATTGTTAGGATTTGTTAGGGTCGGCGCATAATGCAGGCAGCGTTCTCGACGTGCAGGGCTTCCGCGCTTCAGGTAACAATCAGTCTCTAACACGCAAGATTGTTGCGCGTCAATCCCGTTTTTGCATATTTTAGGAAAAGCTGCCTTATCGCATTATTTCTCAAGATAGGCGTTCCAATCTTCCATCAACTTGCGACGTTTCGCCAACGCATCTGACCGACGATAAGCAGCCTCTGTCTTGTCTTTGAGCGTATGAGCAAGCGCTGTTTCAATGACTTCGCGGGGATGGTGCGTCTCGTCTCCCGCCCAATCCCGGAAGGATGACCGCAAGCCGTGTAGCGTCTCTGTGCCGCCCGTAGCGGCGCGCAACGCCTTAACCATGGCCGTGTCTGATATTGCCTTACCTTCGCTCTCACCTTCGAAAACAAGCGCTCCCGTGGCCATTTCCTGCCGCTCCTTAAGAATTTCCAAGGCCCGCGCCGACAAGGGGACGCGATGCTCTTTACCTGCCTTCATCCGTTCCGCTGGAATGATCCATAGAGCGTTTTCCAAATCGATTTCAGACCAGACCGCGCCCCGTGCTTCACCAGAGCGAGCCGCAGTCAGACAAGCGAATTCCGCCGCGACAGACGACACCCCTTTAGCTGCCCGAAGCTTCTTGATGACAGCGGGTAGGGCCTTATAGTCGATTGCCTCGTGATGGCCGCGATACAGCTTTTGACGGGCAGGGAGCAATTCCTTGAGGCCGCCGCGCCAGTCGGCAGGATTGTCGCCGGTATAAAGGCCGCGCGCCTTGGCATGGTCGATCACGGCTGCAATGCGCATCCGGGTCCGGTCGGCTGTCTCGGGCTTCTCTGTCCAAATGGGTTTGAGCGTCTCAACCACGTCATCACGAGTGATGTCGGCCACCGCTTTCTTGTGCAGCGGCGCGGCGTACTTGTCGAGAGTCATGCGCCATGCAGCCTTGTGGCCCTTGCTCTTGGACTCGGTCATCTTCTTTTGGATCACGTCTTCCATGATCGCGGCGAAGGTCGGTCGCACCGCCAGTTCCTCGCCACGCGCCAGACGCTGCCGGATGCTATCGGCTTTCTCTCTGGCAAGATCAAGAGAGACAGGCGCGGTTCCTTGCCCGTAGCCGCCGAGTCCTATCTCGGTGCGCTTGCCGTCTCGCTTGTAGATGAAGAACCATTGCTTTGAGCCGCCCGCCCGGACACGTAAATAAAGCCCGTCGCCGTCGCTATAAATGCCAGCGCTGGAAAGCTTCTTGATCTTCGTTTCCGTGAGTTTGTTCCGCGCCAT